ATGAAAATTAACGTAAAGCAGGTCAGAGCGAGTTATCGCTTTGATTTCTTTGATAACGAGTGGTACTGCAACCACGACAACCTAGAAGTAATTCAACCTTGCTGTTCAGGCAGAGAAGCTGAATGGTGTGGTTGTCATGGCGAACCTGAGTTTTATTGTCCAAATCCAGATTGTGACGGAATTGAGGACGAAGTTGTAAATATCTGCGCTAGAGAGGAGTTAATACAATGTCTAGCGTAGAAAGCAAAGAAAATAAAAAACAAAACAAGGAGAAGAAAATGAAAAAACTTAATATTGAAACTATCAAAACTATCATCATTACGATTTTAATTACAGGGATTATCGCTTTTATCGGCGGTATGCAATATCAGAAGAACCAAACTGAACAAGTCAAAACTGAGGCTGCGACAATCGTCAAGAATGTGAAAGTTGAAGTGTCAAAACAGTAGCAACGGAAAAGCGGCAACCGTTGCTACCACAAACTGCCGCAAAGGTTGAAGTCTCGCCTGCACCTCAAAAAGCTATGGAGAAAGCTGGTGTAGGCGGCTGCGACAGGTTTCAACCTTTACTTGAGAAATACAATTGGGACGTGCGAATTATGAAAGCTATTATGCAAGCTGAAAGTTCGTGTAATGAAAACGCAACAGGTGATACAAGCCTGACATTTACACAAAACGGTCGAACATATGGCTATTCAGTTTCTCTATTTCAGGTACGAATTTTACCTGGACGAGAAGCTTGCGATTCGCACAACCCAGAAATAAATATTGACTGTGCTTATCACGTGTGGAAATCACAAGGTTATAAAGCTTGGTCAGTGTATACGAATGGAAGATATTTAAGATTTTTATAGAAAGGAGGCATAGATGAGTGAATTATACAAAGCCTTACAAGAGTTTCGCAAAATAACACCACTGGTTAAAGCCTCAAAAGAAAACCCATATTTCAAAAGCAAGTACGCAGACTACAACATTGTAGTTAGTGAAACACGAGAAGATTTAGAGAAATGTGGATTGATGGTTAAACAAACAATTAGCCATATTGACACTAAAACAGCTATTAGAACAAAGCTTATTCACCTGGAAAGTGGTGAGGTGCTTGAAGATGTTGCACCAGTTGAGAGCGCGCCCAACAATCCTCAGACGCAAGGCTCAGGCATTACTTACATGAAGCGATATTCATACATAGCAATGCTTGATTTACTTGTCGATACTGATGATGACGGTAATCTTGAGCGTAAGCTCAAAGAAAGAACTGACAAAGAGTCTGCCGACCTAAAGGCTGCTGAAACAGCCTTACGAGCTTGTAAGACTTTAGGAGAATTGAAAGAGAAGTATATTGAGATCCTCAAAGCTAATCCAAAGCTATCACGTGAACTTGTCGGCGTTAAGGATGAAGTAAAGGCAAAACTAGGAGGCGATAAATGAAAATCCTAGACATTGAACAAAGAAGTCAAGAATGGCTGGATTTTCACGAAGGCAGGATTTCAGGCTCATCAGCTAAAGATTACTCATCAGTTCGGTATATACCAAAAGCCGAGCTGGTCGAATTCGCTGAAAGTAAAGGCTATGATTTTCCGAAAAATCTAACCATGGATAATATTAAGGCAATGCTTACTGAAGATGAATTGAATGAACTTTATGCGAATGTTCAAATAAACGATTCAATCTATAAGCTAATTGCTCAGCGAATAGCTAAGCCAATTAATCCGAACGATTATGCCGATAGATTAAATGGTGCTACTTATTCGGCTATGCTGAGAGGTCAAATCCTAGAAGAGGAAGCTAGAGATTTAATCAGTGAAAAACTTGGTAAACAAATTATTCCTGGTCGAGTTTGGCAGTCTGAAGAAAACGAATATATGATTTGCTCACCAGACGGCGAGTTTGAAGATGAGACAGAAGCTGTAGAAATCAAATGCTTGGATAGTTGGAAAGTAGTCAAAGCTTACTATGAAAAACATCCACCTTCTGAATACAAGCCGCAGATTCTTCAATACTTTGTAGTAAACGATAAATTGAAGAAGCTTTACTTCTGTATCTACTCAGACGTGTTCTCAAATCCAGAACTAGGATTACAGATTTTTGAATTAAATCGAGAAGACTATAAAGAGGAAATCGAAATAGTAAAGCGGGTAGAAAACGCTACCCTTGAGCTAGTAGAAAAAGAAGTCCAAAAATTAATGTTCTAAGGAGGAATATGATAAATAGCGTAACTTTAATCGGTCGAGTAACTCAGGATATAGAAGTTAGAAAAACTAACACTAACAAGTCTGTAGCTTCATTTACTTTAGCAGTCGGTGATAAAAACTCTGAATCAAGTTTCATCAACATGACGGCTTGGAATAAAACAGCTGAGTTATTAGCTCAATACGCACCAAAAGGTAAACAAATTGGTGTAACTGGTCGACTACAGACTAGGATGTGGGAAAAAGACGGTGATAAACGTAAAGCGACTGAGGTGATTGTCGAGCAGGTTCAATTTTTGAGCGACGGCAAGGCTCAAGCAGCGAAATCAAGCGAAGACCTCGGCACGCCAGTAGATCTGAGCGAAATCCCTTTTTAGGAGGTCGAATGGCAAGACGAAAGCGAGTTTATCTGCTTGAAACTGACAACGGGTTTACTATTCGAATTGTAGACCCAGACCTCAGTTTTATGAGGAAGTATAAATGGTCATTTATCGATAATGACTTGGTAATCTCACGCAGACTTGAAAAGGGGGAAGATGATGGGTTTACAGAAATTGTATCTAGTAAAAAGCGACGATTCAAATCGAAACTTTAGAAAGCGAAAAGACGCACGGCAATTTCAGAAAAAATACGGTGGAACGATTCACAAAATAACAATGATAGATAATTTCATTGTCGAGAGGGTAATGTGATGAAAGATTTATTCAAAAAAGAGCGTGAAGCCTGGATAGAAAACGCTCGTGTAACAGCGAGAAAACTATTAGAGAATAAATCTCTGATTACAATTGAAGACGTACTCAAGGAATGTCCTAGACCACCTTATTTACACAGAAACACAACTGGTAGCATATTCAGATGTGATGATTTTGTACCTGTTGGTTGGAGAAAAAGTGAAAGACCATTGATGAATGGTAGATTTGTCAGAATCTGGAGAATGCGAGGGTAGATGGCGAGTCGAAAATTAATTCAAAAAGCTGATAGGATTTTCTCAAAATACATACGATTGAGAGATTCTGAAGACGGATTCTTTGTCTGTTGTTCATGTGGACAGAGGAAACCTTTTGAACAGGCTGACGCTGGACACTTCATAAATAGAAGATGGATGGCTCTCAGATACGACGAGCGAAACGTGCACGCTCAATGTCGATCGTGTAATCGATTCGATGAGGGAAATATGATTGGTTACACAAGATTCATGCTTAAAACTTACGGTGAAGATATCGTCGACCTATTAGAAAGTATGAAAAAGCCCTACAAATGGACAGACGGAGAGCTGGAAATCTTAATTAAAGACTTAAAAAACAAAGGACAATAAATGTTTATTTTAATTTGGATAATAATTGTCATGTTCTTGTTAGGTTTCGTAGCAATCTCAGAGTACAACATCGCTAAGCAAGATGAAGAATGGATGAACGAGTTGCAAAATAAGAAACGCAATCGTAAAGAATAGGAGCAATAATGGGTTCACTACCAAAAGCCACTAGATCAAGTATTTATCAAGCCCTGTTTGAATATAAGATTCTTACACAAGCCGCTCAACTTAATATTGCTAAAGGGTACACTAAATATGATGACCTTGTAAGTTATCAAGCTTCACTTGATAATAGAGCTTCTGAAAGTATCATAAAGGCGATGGAAAAGCTTCAAAGAGAAACAATTGAATATTGGTATTACGCCTTGATAGACAATGAAGAGAATGGTTTGGTTGCGATGAAAGAAACTATAGAAGAATTAAAGGATAGAGAGGAAGAGGAATGGAAAAAGAAGTAAAGCCTTACTATGAAGATGACTATCAATCACTAGATGAGGTCGATACAGTAGATTTACTGGAAATGAAGGAAGGTGCATTAAAAGACCTGAACGAGAACGAGCGAACAATTCACCGAATTAACCAAATATTAGCCAGTCGTGCAATTTACGCCACGCAATTGGAGCTATTTTAAGGGGAAGGAATTGATGTTCATATTTATAACTATGAAACTATCGGAGCTCATATGGGGGTTCAAAATATCTGATGATACTACAGGTGGTGCATATGTGATATATGCTTTCAGTACTCTTGAACTTTTAGCAGAGTTGGTTATGATTACGTTTACTTTTCTATATTGTGTGTTTAAGAAAGGAGCAAAAAAGCATGAAACGTTATAGACTTCTAAAAGATTTGCCCACATTCAAAGCTGGACAGTTGGCATATATCTCTAAAACGGGAAATCTTATTGCTGGTACTCCAGAAAACCAAAAGACCACAGAAACGGGCTTAATAATAATGATTTACCACGAAACTACCCTGAAAAAGTTTCCAAATATTCTCACAGAGTGGTTTGAGGAAATCGAACTGACAGACAGTATTCACTGGAAGCCTAAAAATGACGATTGGTACTTCTACATTAGTGACCATGGGAGTGTATGTTCAGATATTTGGAATGACAATTATACAGACAATAAACGTCTTGCTTTTGGGTTTGTCTATCGCACTGAAGAAGAATGTGAAGAAGCTCTCGACCGAAGGCTAGCAGAAGTTAGGCTACGCCGAACTTCAGACTTTAAGCCAGACTTTGCGAAAGGCAAGGGTGGGTGGATGGTCTATTATGACCATGGATGTGAAACGCTCGCCGTGTGTGAACTTGATTACTATGATGATGGAGAAATCGTACGTTACAAAACCAGAGCAGAAGCTGAGAAATCTATCAAAGAAAACCGAGAAGATTGGTTGATTTATTTTGGAATTGACCCGTCAGATACAAATGAAAGCTAAATGTACCCTACGGGGGTAAGGAGGAAAAATAATGCAACCAGAAGCGATAGTCGGTTGGATTGGTGTGATAATACTTGCTGGACTTGCCGTCTTGCTCATAGCGTTCGTAATTGTGATTATTGCACTTATTATAGAAATACTGAATGTATAAACACCATTAACCAATGACCTGCCATATGTCAATAAACTGGGCAACCAGGTACAAATCGTACCCAGTAGAAACCAATTTCCCCACTTGGGAAAAATGGTTTAGAACATTAAAAATTCAACCGTAGAACTGGACAGATGACTATTTTGCCCACCCGAGTCGTCTGTTCAACTGGTAGCACCAACGTACATTTTACTTTCATCGAGACTTAGATATCTACATACTAAAGACTATTATTTGGTGCTATCAACTGGCTATATAAGTGGCTCGAAAGCCTGAAACTAAGCCTTGCGTTGCAGCTCGCGAAGTTCCGCAATTAGAGCTAGAAAAGTAACTGCTGACATTGCAACTTGAGCAGTGAAGATGTGACTATACGAGTACATCTGCCTTAACTAGGTAGCTCTGAGTGGTATCTCAGCATCGCCCATAAGGGAGGCAAGTCGGTCTTGCGAAGATATAGAGATTAAAATGACCATCTCGGCAAATCATCACCTTATATAGCCAACCAGTTCTGCGGTTGAAATTACTAACTACAAATAAGCGAGAATAAAATAACAGAGGTGAGAATTATGGACAGTTTACCAACAGGTGATAAAATGGAAAACTTTATTATAGCTTTTGACGTTGATGGAACTTTAATTAGTAATATCAATGAAAATGTTATACAAGAACGACGAGTCCATGGTCAAGTTTATCCATTTGATGCAGCAAACACTCAAGTAGTAGAGTTTCTTATTCTTTGCTCTCGTATATTCAAAAACGTAAAGGTGGTTGTTTGGAGTGCTGGTGGTCAAGAGTATGCACAACAATGGGTTGAACGACTACAGCTTGAGAAATATGTATGGAGGACCTATTCTAAAAGTCAATATCAAGAATTGTGTAGTACCCGTAAAGTAATCGCTATAGATGATATACACAAAACCAGACTCGGCAATGTGGCTAATCTGATTGTGAAAATGAAATGACAATGTCAATTAAAGGAGAAAGTATGAAAGTATTTATATCGATGCCGATGAGAGGTAAGAGCACGGAGGAAATTGTAAAAACTAGGTCGCAGATTTTCAAACAAGTCAAAAAAGATTTTCCAGGCTCTAAATTAGAATTGTTAGACCAGATTATAGAGGAGGACTGTCCTTTTAAAGGCGCAGACGCCGGCATATGGTATCTTGCCAAATCCATAGAGATTATGGCAGAGGCTGACATTGTCGTTTTTGCTCCAGGTTGGCATCTAGCGTCAGGTTGCAAGGCAGAGAAATTTATAGCTGAAAACTATGGTAAGCGGCGCATCTTTAAGTAGAAGAATTAAGCCAATGAAGGTACTATATCTTGTAAGAAAACTCAGTAATAAAGAACATAAGGTCGAACCTTACAGAGATGGTGCTGGTCGGGTTGTTGCTTTTACTGACATAAAAGATGCGAGAGAGGCTGCTAAGAATATGAAGCCAACCCGCCCGCCGCAATCATGGTGTGAAGTCATAAAAATACCGTTTGACGAGATTCAGTATATGGATTTGCCAGGTGGTTATGTAATTTATGAAAAGGAGTGATATGGAAAAACTACAAATAAGGCGTGATTTACGTGACTATGCTAACTCTATATACAATCCAGGACATGAGGATATTTATCGAATCCGTAAATGTGATATAATATAAGTACAGTATGTGAGTTGAAAGAACGCAACTCTGAAGTAAAACGTTCTTATGTATTTTTAAAATGAGGTGGATATAAATGGATAAAAAGCCAAGAAGATTAAACCCAAGGCAAGAAAAGTTCTGTCGACTATATGCTAGCGATAGAGAGTTTTTTGGTAATGGCGTTCAAAGTTATATAGAGGCTTATGAACCTGATCAGTCAAAACCTAATTGGTATAATGCCGCACGAACAAGAGCTTCTGAACTCTTGACAAAGCGTAACATTCTGAAGAGGATAGACGAGCTATTTGAAGCTGGTGGGTTGAATGACCAATTTGTCGATAAACAAATGGAAAAACTGATCACACAAGACGCCGACTTCAAAGCTAAGATGTCAGCAATTAAAGAATATAACAAGCTCAAACAGCGAATAACCGAAAAGAAGGAAGTCCATGTCAAACTTCCTAAGCCAATCCTTGGTGATTTGGTGGAGGGCGAACAATAATATGTTCGTCTTGACCAGTTCAACAAAAAAGCTGGCTAAGATGACAAAGCGTATCCGTGGTGTGTGCGGTGGAACATCGGCCGGCAAGACTATATCTATTCTTCAAATACTCATCAGTAAGGCTCAGACAGACAAGCGAGCGACTTTAACTAGTGTTGTGTCTGAATCATTTCCACATCTTAAAAGAGGTGCTATGCGTGATTTTAAGAATATTATGCAGGAGCATGGCTATTGGAAAGAATCAGCTTGGAATGCTACAGACTCTATTTATACATTCGAAACAGGTTCAAAGATAGAGTTTTTCAGTGCCGATCAGCCAAGTAAAGTACGTGGCCCACGTCGTGATAGATTGTTCATAAATGAGTGTAACAACGTAGCTTATGAATCATTTGACCAATTAGCAGTACGTACACGATTAGAGATTTGGTTAGACTGGAACCCTACAAACGAGTTTTGGTTCTATGACTTATTAAATACACGTGATGACGTGGAGATGATTACAGTTACTTATAAAGACAATGAAGGTCTGCCTGAAACAATCGTAAAAGACATTGAAGCACATAAATCAAACAAAAACTGGTGGACTGTTTACGGATTAGGTCAACTAGGAGAGGTCGAAGGCAGAATATACAAAGGCTGGAAAATCATTGACGAAATACCTCACGAAGCCCGCCTAGAAGGTTATGGGCTGGATTTTGGCTACTCAAACGACCCTACGGCAGTAGTTGCAGTTTACTATTACAACGGTGGGTATATCTTAGATGAAATACTTTACAGGAAAGGTATGAGCAATCAACAAATCGCCTCATTTATGAATAACTTAGATTTTGGTGTGATTGTAGCAGATTCAGCAGAGCCGAAGTCTATCGATGAACTACAGATGTACGGATTGTCTGTTGTTGCAGCGAAAAAAGGTAGTGGCTCTATTTTGCAGGGAATCGGTTACGTGCAAGAGCAGAGTATCTCAATGACCAAACGAAGTGTTAATTTGATTAAAGAATATAGAAATTATTTATGGCAGACTGATAAAGATGGCAAGACTATCAATATACCAGAAGGCGGATTCGATCACGCACTAGACGCTGTGAGATATAAGCTATCAAGCATATTAAAGCCTAAGTATGAAATAAGACCAACCACTCAAACTTCAGGAGAGTTATCAGCATTATGGAGTTAAGATTCGGCGAGGTAAGAAATAAATACACTGCGGAGGGTGTGGAAGTGGAAGAAATCAGAAAAATAAGAGATTATATGACCGCTCAGAGTATCAGGTCGTTTACAATCTCATCAAAGGTATCAACTTTTACAGAAGTCAGACAAGAGTTTGAGGACTTAATAAAACAAGCAGAAAATGGGGAATGTTTAGACATATCCTTAAACGTCAGAATAGACAAGAAAACAGGATTGCCTCAGATGGTTAAAAAGACTATTTTAGATAAAAACTCACGGCTATAGACGTTTTTATTCAAATGTGATATTATAGACGAGTAACAAGCTACTGGGAAATGCCCAGCGTGATGATTACGTAACAGTAATTTTTACGTTGGGGGAAACCAGTGGCTTTTTCTTTTATAGACGAATCTAACATCGGCGACGCGTACGATGAAAGTTTGCAGAAGTACCAGGCAGTTTTATCTGGTATTGATGAGCTTGAACGTATTGCTCTAAATAAACCTAAGCCAAACATTCCAGATGGCTTACCTAATGTTACAGACGGAACTACAGCTAGCTATGTTCAATCTCGACCTAAGAGCGTTATTCAGCAATTGCCGACTGGGCTAGTTACTAGCTTAGATAAGGACAAAGACTTAGCAGATGTCGCTAATTTGGTCTTAACTGAAGAAATCCTACCAAACGCAAACACTACAGGAAGTGTTATTCAAAAATCCTGGGGAGCTTTAAGTAAGGCTATGACATACGGCTCACAGCCAGCTTACTGCTTCTATACACAACATGGAAATTATTTTGGCGCAGACTTCAAACTACCTTACATCAAAGACGTTATTTTAGAGGCTGGTAAAGTCTATGACAAAGACTGTAATGTTATTTTCTTACGAGCCTGGTACCAACCAAGTGATATTAAATATCTAATTTATCGCGAAAAACAATTAAACGAACAGGGAATAAAGAGTGGTTGGAGGTTAGATAAACTCACTCAACTAGAGGCAAAAGAGAAAACAGACGAAAGCAAAACACCAGCCGAGCGAGAGAAGAGCCTTGAGACTGGTGGTATACAGATTATATTTGCATTCCAACAGGGAGTAGGAGCTACTTTTTACGGGTATAGCCCAGAGAATAACGAGGTGGTCTACTCAACCGTGAATCCAGACCCACGAGGCATTATTCCGATCCACTTCATATATCACGATATGGATATGTCTAATCCAATCGGTCGTGGTGCAGTCGAACTTGTGGCAGGGCTTCAAAACATGCTCGATTCAGAAATGCAGATGTACCAATATGCACAAGCCTTGGGTCTCAACCCACCACTAATTAAGCGAGGTTCATTTGATACTTCAACTATACGATTCAAAGTAAACGCTATCTGGGACTTAGGCGCAGACCAGAACGCAAGCATCTCACCTGCGAATATCTCAACTAATGCAACAAACAACTTCTCAAACAACTACGGTTTAATTAAGAGCCAAATATTAAACTTGAACAACTCAAACGACACAAGCGTTTCTGCTGAGGTCGGAAATCCTGGGTTCTCAAAGACAGACAGCGGAGTAAAAGCACAACAGGAGCGCGTTGGTGTTAGTGATAATCATCTTCGCAAGCAATTCGAAGGTTGGTTTGGTGATGTGTGTGAGACTATGCTCAATATTCATTTTGCTTTGTCTGAAGGTGAAAAGGAAGTTGACCTCACTCAAGAATACATCAAACGCCGAAAACTTGAAGACTCTGAGTTTGACGCAAGTACAGCTGTTGTTGACTACAACAAGAAACTAAAAGGATTCAAGTTCAAAGTCGACGCTTCTACCTCAAAGCTTAAAGATGACGAGCAGTCTATGGAGAACTTAAAGGGAATCTTAGAGTTGGCTCAATCTGACCCTGAATTAGGACAGCTTATCCGCAAAGATCAGCTATTAAAGCGAATGATTAACAAATCGGGTGTTGACGACCCTGAAGAATTGATTATCGACGCAGACCAAAATAATAACGGCATAGCCGACAGTGAGGAGCAGTATGAATAACGATTTGATCCCAAACAGCGGGTTTTCTTTGGATATCCCAGAAGAACGGAAAACTAAAGAAAGTAAGGAGAGGATTGCAGCCAGAGAAGAGATTAACCTGCTAAAAACTTTGCTCAATGGAATTGATGAAAAGATCCAATTAGCTCAAAACATCAATCAATTAACAATGAATCCTGAAACTTCTGAGAAATCCCTAAAAGTGCAGATATTAGCTGCTAGGTGGCGCGTGAATGACCTTATAGAGCTTAAGTCGTGGATAAAAGCCCAGACAGACAAGGTAAAAGAAAATGACTGAGGACGTTAGAGAAAAACTAGAACAGCCCTTAGATACCGAATCACTATTGGCTAGTCATGAATTCAGACAGGAGGGCAGGGTTTTGATTTGTGTAGACGATCCAAGCTTAACGGCAGTACTACCGCTAGGTGTTTATTTGGTTGGAGAGAAAGGAGCGTATCGACTAGAGAAGTTATTCTAGGCGGGTTGTTACCTGTAGAGGTGGGACCTCGGAAGTATCTCTACAGGTAAGAGTTCGCCTCCTGAGCTCTCATCTGCGCACCGATGTAAAAGGTCGTAAATAACTAAATAAAGGAGTAAAAAACCGTGGACAACACCACTACAGACGTAAATACAAGCCAGAGTGCGGCCGATGTGTCGTCAACATCACAAAACTCAACCGACAACACTGATGAAAAATCGCTGACAGACGGCTTCTGGGGTGATAAGGATTCAGGCGAACAGTCGGAGGGCGAGTCCAAAACAGACGAAACCCAAGAAACAGAGGAGAAATCCGAAGAAAAGCCGGAATATTCAAAAGCAGAGGAGCGTAAAGCTCAACTGAATGACGATATTCGAGGGTTGGTATCCCGTCGGGAAGAACTAAAGCGAGAAGTAGCTGAATACGAAGGTATCAAACAGCTACAAAGCTCAATTAGTGAAAACCGAATAACACCAGAACAATTAGAGGCTGCAGGATTAGATCCTCAAGACGCTGCAATCCAGGCTCTTCTATACAATCAGGAGCTTGACCAACAGCAAGCACAAGTAAACGAAATATCAGCGAATATTGCTGACCTTCAGTACAATATGTCGCTCGATAGAGTAGAACTGCTTAAAGACTATCCTGTATTCGATGAAACTTCACCTGAATACAATGCAGACTTCACTAAAAAAGCAGCTGACATGTACGTAAGTGCGGCAAATCTGCAATTTAACGAAGAGGGCGCGCCAATATCGGCAGATAAAAAGCTCTATGAGTTTATGACAGACTTGCATGGCATTTACGAAGAAGGTCTGAAAGCTGGCGGTAAGAAGATATCTAGGGCAAAACAATCTGCGGCAGTAATGAATGCAGGCGGAGTATCTACATCAGAAGAAGTAGACGAAAAGCAATTTGTAAATGGGTTCTTCAATTAAATCCTTCAATCTAAAAAATTAACTATAGGAGAAAAATAAAATGGCTATTAATTTGCCACAGGCATACTCAAAAATCCTTGACAAGGGATATACACTTAAATCATTAACAGCACCTGCCTTTAAGGGTAAATACGAGGTAGTTGGTGGTACTACTAAATCATTTAAGGTTTACAGTACAGACGCAGCTTCTCTGTATGACTATTCTGCAAATAAGAATGCTAGCGGTCAGGGTGTTGGCTCATTCGGCTACAAGTATTCAGCAGCTGGCAATAAAGAGCAAGTTATTACGGCTTCTCAGGACAAAGCCTTCTCACAGCAAATCGATAAGGCTGACGCTAAGTTCTCACGCGATGGCTCACTCGACGCTAAAGAAGTTATGCGCGTAACTCTAGAAGAGTCTATTTACCCAACAATGGATAAATACAACATTGACGCATTAGCAAAAGCAGCTGAAACTACAGCAGTTAAGACTTTGACTATTACTAAGGCAAATGCTTATGAAACATTTATGGCTATGACTACTGCTCAAACAAACGCTAAAGTGCCTCACAAGGGTCGTGTTGCGTTCGTAGCCGCAAGTGCATACTCATTACTAAAACAAGACGGTAGCTTCACACCAGCTAGCGAAATGACCGCTAAGAGTCGCCGTGATGGTAACTATGGTGAAATTGACGGCTGTATGATTATCGAAGTTCCAGATGACTACATGCCAACTAAGACGACTATCGTTTTGACTCACGAAGACGCAGCAGCAGCTCCAAAATACTTGTCTGAGTACAAGCAGGGTGAATTTGGTCCAGAGGCTAGCGGTTACTATGTAGCTGGTCGCGTTGTATACGAAGCATTCGTGTTCAATAAGAAAAAGGGTGCTATTCAAGTTCTGAAGAATGCCTAGCAATTTGGGGCGGGGAAACTCGCCCCTTCTCCGCGTTTTGCCTCTCCGCGATAAATGAGAGGTCGAAGATTAACAATTTGGAGAGAGACTTGGTAGAGTGTGTTATGAACCGCTCTATGGTGCTATAATGATGGCAAATCATTTAATCTTGTGGGAGAAGATAGATGAAGCAGTGGATCAAAAACATAGATTGGTCAGAAATTGGCGGATATTTAATATTACCAGCATTTTGGATAGGTATATTTAGTCTTGTATACTGGCAACAGATATACGACTACTTCGCACCAGTTTACTACAAGCCTTGCACGGTAGAAACTATAAATTACGACACTGTCAACATAGACAAGGGTAAATCTCGGTACGAAACAAGTCGCATAGAAACTGTCGGTCAGAATGGTTCAAAACAAGTCTGTAAAGCCTCAAAATCTGGATATCCTAACAAAGAGACTGTTGTAAAACAGCCAGTCAATCAGGTTGTCAGATATACGCCGACTTCTAAAGCTGCATATGATTGTATATACAATGATGACTGTAAAGAAGCCATGGATGAGGGAGAGCCAGACTATAACGACGAATACATGGAGTATATGGAATCTCAGCAAGAAAGAGGTGGTGCAATCTGTCGAGATGGTACACGGTCGTATTCAACTGGAAGAGGAACTTGCTCACATCACGGCGGAGTGAGTCAGTGGTTATATTAAACTACATCTTGACAAACTACCTCTGTTGTGCTAGTGTAAGGGTATGAAAAAGGTTATAGTCATTACCGTCATTTTAACGCTTGTATCAGGCGTTGGCGGTGGAATATGGCTAAAGACCCGTCTGGACGCTCAGGCAGCTGCTGGAGTGGCTCAGGAGCAACCGGAGAGTAAATATGATGTCGGTCCACCAGATGCACAGGAAATGCTTGAGTTAGTGAACCAGGAGCGCGCTAAAGTCGGTGTAGCACCCCTAAAACTAGACGAAAGATTAAATGCTAGTGCACAGGAAAAAGCAGATGACATGCAAAACCGTGATTATTACGATCACAAATCGCCAGACGGCATTGAAGGTTATTCACTTGTTTTCAAGCACATGCCAAGTAAGTGTCGATATGCAAGTGAGAATCTAGCCGAGGTTTCTACTACTGATAGTAAGTTTAGTAGTAGCCGCTTTACTATAGATAATTGGATGCATTCAACCAAGGGGCATCGCGAAGCCATATTAGACGCAAAATATAGTCTGGTGGGGTTTGGTATTTCCAAGCAGGGATATGACCTTATCGTCGTCCAACACTTCTGCCAACCATAAATAACATCTTCTACTGAGTCTCTCTCCTTATATAAAAAATAAGGAGATTTTTTATGGGCTATAGAAGTTGGCTACAAAATTATGTAAACAACCACCCAGATCAAAATACAAGGTCTCAAGGACAAGGGTTGCTAAACGTCGTCGGCGATGACATGGGTATCGACCGCAACTTTCTATCTGGCAACGTAGGCAATGGTGGTAATTTTCGTAAAACAGGATTGTTTGGACGCAACACTTGGGTAAAAGGAGGCGATGGAAAGCTATACAAAAACGATGAAATCAGCGGAATTAATGACCGTTTTAAGCAGCTTTATTATGCGGATATGGCTAGAAACAGAGGCGGTGGCGGTGGAGTTCCTGAAGACAATTCTGGCGGCGGAGGTGGTTACTACGGCGGTGGCGGTGGCTTCAACCCATTCGCTGCTCAAGAAGCTAGAAACAAGGCAGACGCTATCGCTAAATACGATGACGAGATTAACCAAGCCAATTCAGCTATCAATCGTCTAGGCGGACAGGAAGCTGTTGGTATTGCTAATGCTGGAAAAGCTAAAGACCGTGCATGGCAAGAAAACGAAAATAGCTTCAATGAGTCAACTGGTCGTTACAACATGAACACCAAAGACGCAATTGACAATATTAAAAAGACACGCGACCAAATTGAAAGCGACACGGCGACTAAAGTTCGCTCAGCTAAGGGTATTCTAGCGGCTGGTGGAGCAGGAGATAGCTCATTTGCTAAGACTGTAGCACCTTACGAGATTGCTAAAGCCGCTTCAAAGCAGCAAGGCGAGGCTCAGGACGCATACGCTAAGAACCGTCGAGATATGGACGTCAATTATTTCGCAGTGAAGAACGCTTACAACAAAAACAAAGACGACATTCAGAGCGAATATGACAACCGTGTGAACAGCGTGAAACAAAAGATAGCACAATCTCGTGCTGAGCTGCTAGATCGCGTTAGAAGCGCTAACGTGGGCAAACAGACGGCAAATGGCTCAAGCATGGCAGCTGCTATTGCAAGCCAGCAAGGCACACGCGACCAAATCAACCGATTAGGTACAGAGATTGACGAATTAGGACGCGATCGTAGTATTCCTATCAAGAAAGTGGACTGGAAGGCTCCAGACCTTGCTACATACGATCCTAAGGACGTTACGGTCAAGGATAATTCAGAGATTGGCGGTGTAAATGATGAGATTTCACCAAACTTGCGCCCAATCTTAAGCGACGAAGAAAAGAAAAAGAAGCAGCAGTTAATGTAGGGAGTATTAGGAGATGGATTTTTTTCAAAGAATAGGTAACTTTTTCAGCGGTAAAGGCTGGGTTAGTGATGAGGAAAAACGACGTAAAGAACAACAAGTTCAAGCGCAACCTCAGAATAAGCCAGCAGTTACTTTTAAGCAGGATCCTGTCTTAAACAACTTAAACAAGGCGCCTAGTTTTGGTAGTCCATCTCCTACTCAAGGACTTTTTCAACAAAAACAAGAAACTCCTAAAACAGATACAGTACCTAAAGTAAATACAGTTCCAACGGCAAATCAATTCACTAAGCCTATTATTCCCGAGATTAAGCCAGAAATCCCTCAGAAGACTATAAATGACGCCCCTAAGGTACTAACACCTCAAGGTCAACAGGACTGGGTCAATAAAGAAAACAAGCAAATCCAAACTCAAAACTTAGTAAACAAACCTATAATTACACCTAAAAAACCAACATATTTTGATTATGCAAATCCATTTGGCGAGCATGGTCTATTTGGGGCGAAACAACAGCAAAACTTTAAGAGAACAGTAGAAAAACCTATCACAGATAATATTAATAAGTTTAATAACTGGATTGACTCTTCAGACAAGGAAAAAGGATTCCAATGGAGCGATCCAGGGGATTACGTACGATTTGCCGCTAAAATACCTGGCGGTATGATTCAAGGGCTAGCAGAAGCCCCAAACAAGATGGCAAACGCAATTACAGGTATAGAATCTGACGAAAACGGTAAAGTAAAGCAATTAAACGGTGTTCAGAGGTTCGGTAAGGGGCTAGACGCTGGTATTTCAGTCGGTGGATTAGGATTCGGCGGTTCTGGTACGCTTCTACGTAGCTTAGCGGGTAAAGCGACTGGTAATGTATTAAAAGAAGGTGCAAAACAAGGTATTGGTCGTGCTGTATTCAATGGTGCTAAAAACCTAGTCAAAGACTCAGCAAAAGAAGGTGCGGAAGAGGTCGTTCAGACGTTCTCACAGGACTTAGCGGACGACGGCAAGATAAACATGGATAAAAATGCTTATATCCAATCTGGGGCATTTGGTGCGCTTGGAGGGGGTATGATGCACGGTGCTGGTCGTGCTGTTAGTGGTGCGAAGGGAATAGTGAGGAATAAAATTAATCCCTATGGAGAGAATGGTGTTGGGATTAACCGACTATCTCCAGCCCAAATGAAATACAACGCCGCCGAAGTTGTGGGCGGTATAACTGGGGATACGAGGAAACGTCTCAGTCAAGCGGCTTTTGGCGATCTACAGAAGGCACGAACTGGTAATCCATACCGAACAAGTGATGGGATGGATGTGGAGTTAAGTAAAGCGGGCAATAGAAAATACACGAGTACAGGAGCTCGTGCTATTAATGATAATTTTATAGTTAAACAGCGCTTGGCGCCTCAAATAGATGAGGTTATTGCGAAGTCTAAGCTTATTGATAGCGCTGAAGACACCAAGAATCACGGAATAGCACCTGATGGGTTTGATTACAGAGAAATTCCTGTGCGATATAGGGGTAAAGATTATGTGTCAACAATAGATATTGCAAAGAATAATACAACAGGGCGCAATACTCTTTATGAAGGTAATGTGCGAAGCCAAGAAAAAAGCCACCCAGGTGACCTTAATGGTGCGCCCCGTGGACAAGCCGAACGGGGACTGGGCGACTTTTCTA